AAAACTTACCACCCACTCGCCATTCGAGTATTGCACGATGTCACCGGCACCGGCATCGAGGTTGCCCCAGGCCACGCTGCCCGGTTGGATATCCTGGGTGATGAGATATCGCTGACCCTGACTCACGGGATTGAGATTGGTGCCAGGCCAACTCCGGTGGGGATCAATGATGGCATCAATGTCCTTGAGAGTGTTGCGGGGCAGGCTGCTGATATCCATGGTCCACACAAGGCGGTTGGCATCGCTGTGGTGCCAATCCAGCGTGCCCACGATGTCGGTGTCGTGATCATCCATGTCCTCGGTGGTCTTGAGGCGGATCTGGCTCACGCCGGGTCGCAGCTTGCCGTACTTTTCCAGCAGAGGCTTCCACTCAAACACATTGCCACCCTCGTGCTCGGCACCGCCCGCGCCCAGCAGGGTGATCTCCTGGCCGCTGACTTCAATCTGATGGTTGCCCGGCGTGGTGATGATCCTGCCCAGTAGATCCGAGGTGCCCCAGTAGCCCAGCGCGCCTTCGGTGTCGATGCCCTGATACGTCTCCATCTCGCCGATGTTGGTGATGATCTGCTGGATGAGAGTCTGGCGCTTGACCTTGGCCGGCGGGCTGAGCCAAATGGGCATCTTGAATGTGAGGGTGCTGATCTCGATGGCGTCATCAGTGCCAATGGTGAGACCGCGCGAACTCCAGTTGGTGTCCTGCATCTCCACAATGGTGAGGCTGGTCCAGTCAATGGCATTCGTGCCCGTTTGAAGGTCGATGCTGGGATTGAACAGGATCATGATCTGCTCCAGCAACTGATGCTTTTGGCTTTCGTTGCTGGTCCACAGGTCCATCTGCATGGTGAGATCATAGGGCACAGCCATGTACCGCTGCACCGTGTATGTTTTGCCCAGTGTTTCCAGGTACTGCTGGTTCACCGGATTGATCTCGCGCTCGTATACCTGTACGGTGCTCACGAAGTTGGGCTGCTGGATGCGATCCCTGGCGAGGGTCATGCTCACCACGTCGCAGGTGATCTGCGGCACGGTCATCATGGTGTTCTCGCTGTTGTTCCTGAGGATGTGACCAACCTGGCGATCCTTCACCGCCATCTTGGCAGGCACCGTGCGGAAGATGGGCTTGCCATCCGCCGTACGGCCCTGAACGTACTGAAAGCCCTGGAAAATGTGCACAAACTGTAGGAAGTAGCGACGGAACTGGCCGTCGTACCAATAATCCAAAGCCATCAGTGGTCTCCTTAGAAGTTGGTCTTGCCGGTCTCGAAGAGATCAGCCTCGGCGGTGCGACGGCGCACCAGACCCGGCAAAGTCTTGCCGCCGCCCTTGACCCACTTCATGAAGTTGGCACGGGCGAGGTTGAAGGCACCTGCGTTGATCTGGCGCAGCAGGGTGCTGCCCTGGAACGCACCCGCACCCACGTTGTAGGTGAAGGCCACGAGGGCATCGAACTGGTGCTGGGCAAGCTTGACCTTTACCGCAGCATTCACAGCCTTTTCAAACTTGAGAAGGTCAGCCTTGAGGAAACCCTCGCCCTGAGCTTCAGTGATGGTCATTCCCGGACGCACACCAGCAGTGGTGCCGTAACCGATGGTCCACACGCCAGCTGGGCAACGGTATGCCTTGCTCACGTAACCCTCGAAGTGCTTGATCAGTGCCAAGCCCTTGGCGCTTGTAGTCATAGCCATTGTCGATCTCCTTATAGATCTGCTCTTGGAAGGATCACCTTGCTGAGCGGTTGCTTTTCTGCAAAGGTTTCACCCTGGTTGTTGGTGACCTTGTCGTTGTTGATAAAGGTCTCCAAAATTCTGTGAGCCGCCTGCCACTTCTTCCTGTAGTCCACCTCCTGGCGAACCCACACGGGACCCTGGCGGCGGAACAGCACATGCGGATTCATATCCGTGCGCAGGAACCACGCGCCGTCGGCGGTTTGCTCCGGGAAGTGACGACCGCTGCCGGCGAGCTCGGCGCCATTCGGTGGCTTGCCATCACCCGCGAACACCCAGGGATTCTGAGTGCCGCGCTCGTCACCGGGGATCACGTAGAAGTGTGCGGTTTCAAAGTTGCGGAACGGCACAGCTTCTTCTGCCGCAGCCTGCACGGCATCGCTGATGCCCACTTGGTCGCGCCAGTCCGAGATGAGGTCTCGCAGATCCAAGCCCTGGATGGGATCGCCATTGGCGTCCGTGGCCTGTGCGTCGAGGATCTGGCTGTACTCTTGGCTGTCTGTGAGCGGCTTGATCTTGACCCTGAGAATGTGTGGGCGCCAGGTCACGCTGTAACCGCCGGCGGCTCGGCTCACATCCTGCACGGAATAGAACTTGTTGATTGCGGGAGCATCCTCGTCCAACAGTGCATCATCCCTGAGATGCAGCATCTCAATGACGTCACCACTCATCAGCTTGCGACCCAGCTTGCTGATGGTGTCGTTCATGTGGACTTCCAAATACAGGACGTCGCTCTCCAAGAACATGCCAAATTGCTGAACGTTGAACTCATAATCCTGCATGTTGTAGGAGGCATAGATCTCGTACACATGGGGGTCATAGGCTCGATCTCTGTTCTCCAACAGCAGCATGTCTTGGATTTGGGTGGCCCTGGGAGCGCTGCCATCCTCGGTTTGAACACCCAGGTACTTGTGCACGAGCACGCCCACGCCGCCCATCTCGAACATCTCGAGAATGGCTTCATCCAGGAAACGATAATCATCGTTCTTCCTGGTATCCCACATGCTGATGCGACCCATTGTGATCTCCGCAGTTTTGGATATTTATTGAAAACGGAGAGCAGCCAGTGTTAGCTCAATGGAACCAACGAGGGGGGCCTATGGCACGCTTTGATTCCGAGATGATCCTAGGTACGCGGCCCGATTGCACGCGCATCAACCCACAGAATCCGGATCGCGAAGCGGCCTTTGCGGATGCCCTGCGCTATGCGCACAGCGCGTTTGAGCCTCGGGAGCTCAAGGCATTCGCACTGAGCCTACTGGACCGGCCCGACTTGGCTCACCTGCCGGATTGGCATTTTGCCGTGGTGGGCAAGGTCGCGTGGATCGCGCTCGAAGGCGGCACGCTGGAGCAGAACAATCACGACTTCATCCAGCGCAAGCTGGTGGAAATGGAGCGGTACGTGGTTGACGAGGACGATGATGCGCCTCGCTTTCAGCTCACTGCGGCACAGCGTGACACTCAGGCGTATGTGGACCTGTACAGCCGGCTGGAGCGGTTCATCACCCCAGCGCAGGTGGATCAGAACGACATCCGCGACAGCATCAACCGCTGCGAGCCCAAGCTGGCCACACTCAATCGCTGCATCACTCACTTCGAAGACACCCGGGCGGGTGCTCAGGCAGATTCACTGCGCCAGTGGGTGTTGAACTTGGATGTGATCCTCGCAGAGCTTCGCGCTCGCGTGCAGAACAACCGGGCGGCCAAAGGCGCGGCTCGCAAGGTCACGGGCAAGGTGGCTCGGGTGATCCGCAACGTGCAGGTCAAGCAGCAGGACACCACGTACAACGTGGTGAGCGTGAACCCCGCGGATGTGGTGGGTTCGGAGTGCGCGGTGCTGCTGAACACCAAGACCAAGCGCCTGCAGATCCTCCGGGCCACCCAGGGCAAATTGGATATTCAGGGCACCACGGTGCGCGGCTTCGATGACGCTGTGAGCTATGGGAAGACCCTGCGCAACGCGGACAAGGATGTCACCGCAGTGCGCAAGGCTCCCACGGTGGCGCGGGTGGACATGATCATGGACAAGCACATCACAGGCAAGCGCCACGATGTCAGCGGCAGGCTCAACACGGACACGGTGATCCTCCGGGTGTTCTAGCGGCTAAATATGGCAAAGCCATAGGAGGCCCCACATGAAGATGCGTGAAAAGATCATCCGTGAAGTTCGGCTCATCATGGGCGAGGGCATGGTTCGCGTGGGTCTCACGCCGGACCACTATGAGCTAGCCTTTGACCTTGCGCTGGATCGCTATCGCGTGCGCTCCAGCAACAGCACCTCGGAGCGCTATCTGTTCCTCGAGCTGCAAATCGGCCAGAACGTGTACACGCTGCCCGAGGAAGTGCAGCTGGTAAAGCAGATCTTCCGCAGGGGCACCACGGGTACCAGCAGCGGCACTGGTGTTAACTTTGACCCCTTTGGCGCTG